GGGACAACCAACTATACTTAATCTCATAGGTCTCTCCTTAGTAAATTGACCCAATAATTGGCATATTCCTAATGTTACTCACACAACGATATTTATCTAAGCCTGCCTTCTGAAAAATCTTTGTTTGATTCTTTCTGGATGAAAATGTTCTTGAATTGCTCCAATAACTTTCGATTCATCAAAATCTTTGCAGCTAAAAATATCCATATAAAAGTCACCATTAATGTCTAGGAAGTGACCCATGATGTTAGAAGTTTCAATGAGTTGTGATACTGTCCATCCTGCTTTATCTGTTCCATCAGCGAAATGAACAATTTGAGGCTCACCATAAGGCACCATTTCAATTAGTCTAACTAAATTTTTAGTAAAATGTGTAATGTAATCTGGATCAGTTGCTCTTTTAATTTCACAACCTTTCACATCTAGCATTAAATGGTAACCCCAATAATTCATAATTACTCCTCTATTTTGAGGTGATATTTAGTTATCTTGTCCTTCAGCATATCAGGAATATTTTCCCATGGAACTTCTAAAGTAAAAGGACAACCAAGTGATCCCCACTTATAACTTTCAAAGAATTTTTTGGCTTCTGACATATCATTCACATTTTTAACATTAAAACGGCGTCTGTGCATGATACGATCCATCATTAAACTATTAGTCATATTTTCACTTTCATCATCATAAAATACCATTATATCATAAAAAAGGGGCTTTGTCAAGCCCCTTGTGGTTACTTTTTGGTAGGGTTATTTACCCATTCCACATCATCTTCAGTCATAGGTTGCCAGTTATTCATCTTTTTCTTTTATGGTAATTTTCTTTACCATATCCTGTGCCTTGACCATATTTTCCAACCAAACTTTTAACATACCATTTGCTAATTCAGCATCTTTAATTTCAATCTTATCAGCTAATGTAAATGTACGTTCAAAATTACGGCCAGCAATACCTTTGAAAATGTATGAACCATCTGTTTCATTATCTTTTGAAGTGCCTTTGATAACTAACTTGTCACCTTCCAAAGTAACTTCAATATCAGATTTAGCAAAACCAGCAACTGCCATTTCAATGACATACTTGTTTTCTTTTACTTGTTTGATATTGTATGGAGGATAACCAGGAACACCTTTAGCCATTTCGGTGTGCATAGATTGAAGTTTATCAATCACATCATCAAAACCGACTGTAAAAGGGTCAAAAGATTTGTGGAGTTTATCCCATTGTGGGAATAGAGTGAGGGTGCTTGTCATAAATTTTCTCCTTATTGATAAGCGAGTTAATAAAAAAGTGTAGACCCCGAAGGCATCTACACTTATATTTATAACATAATTTTAAATTAAAATCAATAGGCCCCAGGTTTTTTACCAATATTATATTTTGGTACTAGTTCCCATTCGTCTTTTTCTTTATGTGAAAGAATCTTAATTTGTGAAAGATAAATTGCTGGAGGATTATCAGTTTGTGATTTATTTACCACTTTAATTAAGTCCCAATCTTGTAATAAAAGAATTATTGCGTTTCTGCGAGATAAATCATTTTCTGTAATATCTGTAGGTTTACCATCTAATGCAAACAATTCTTTAAAATGTACAATATAATATCTGCCCTGTTTATGTAAAATATGACAAGATTGATATAATGTTTTATCTTTTTTGGATGCTACACCAATACGGGTTAAAGTTTCTCTAACTTTAAGAAAATCATCCTTTTCCGCAAGGGTAACCTCCACAAGGTTTGTAATTGAAATCATGACTTGGTCACTCCGCCTTTGTATGTTCTAGCTTTTATTTCAGCGATTTGTTCATCATTTAGAATACGAAGAGCCTCTTTGGCTTTTGAATTTGAATAACCAAAATACTCCTTAACACACTCTAAATCCTTATCGGCCGATGATTTCTGCCACGGTTGGAATTTCCGTTTCATCGACCTTATGGTATTTAGAAAATATTGATATTGCATATCTTTTTCCAATCCGGCATGTATATTCATCTCATTGGCAAAAAGAACACAATCAATGTGATAAGACAAAGCACGATTTACGACAAAAGGTGTATAATCTTTATAATCCAAATCATCTTTAAAAGGAGACTTTTTAGTTTGCAGGATAGATGGTATAATTTCTTTAAATAAGTCCGGCATTTTTTTCTCTTTCTTTTACATCTTTTATCACATCTTTAACTAATTTTTCATGTTCTTCTTCAGGAAAAGTAGATATTAAATATTTTATAGCATTCCAACCTTGGTCTTTTGGTAGTGTCTTATTTAAATAATTCATTGCTTTAAGTACTCCAACTATATCATCACCTAAGAAACCTAAACCAGAATTACATTTTTTACATATCCAACCTCTAAAAAATGGTTTACCTTTATCATCATATGAATGGTCTAAAGCTAAACTTGTTGTTTTTCTTCCTGGTATTTTTAATCCTTTAGGATTTTCTATACCACAAATGTCACAATGTGTGGGCATTGGAGGTGTTGATGGGTCTTTTTTTAATTTAAATTTATCTCTTTCGGTTTTCTTTTTGCAAATAAAACACCTATTATCGTGACCATCATAATTATCAAATTTTTTAGGAAATTCATTTAAAGGTTTTGTTATTTTACAATGTATACACGGTTTGGATCCATCAAGGACATGATTAACGGTGGGCAATCCAAGTAACTGTATAAGGTCAATCATTTGAACTCACAATCCACCATAATCTCCGTTAAACACGCAACAGTATTAACTTCATGGTCAGGTACAAAAGCAGCTTGATATTGATATTTGGCCAAATGAACAACCATTTGAGGAACAGAATTTGGTTTTAATGATTCATAAAAAGTTTCATACATTTTACGAAAAATTCTTGCAGGGTCATTATCTAAATTATTAGATACCCATTTACGAACAGAAGCAAAATCTTTTTCTTTTAAAGCACTAACCAATGAATCAAATTGTACATCAGAAAAATTGGTAAGAATTCCCTTGTCAATTGTTCCACCAACAGAATATCGTTGAAGTTCATTTAAGATTCTGCGATTGTCTGGAAAATGTTTAGTAATAACTGCGGCAACAACTTCTTTGTCATACTTAACACCTTCTTGTTCCAAAATCCATTCAACACGTTTGAAGAATTGGCTTGCTAATTTTGCTTTGTTACCATTAATTTTAAAGTCAATGACTGAACACCGAGAATGTATTGGGTCAATGATTCGATTCTTAAAGTTACAAGTGAAGATGAAAGAACAGTTAGAGGAGAACTCCTCGATTGCACCACGCATTGCAGGTTGGGTTGAATTTGGATTTAGATAGTCCGCTTCATCAATGATAACAACCTTTCTACCACCCATGAAAGAGACCGTTGAAGCATACTGTTTAATCTTATTGCGAAGGACATCAATACCAGATTCATCAGAACCATTGATAACAATATAATCACAACCAACTTCTTCACATAAGGCTTTGGCAATTGTAGTTTTGCCAACTCCCGCTGAACCTGATAACAACAAATTTGGAATTTCTTTTCTACTAACATATTCTAAGAATGTGGTTTTGATTGCATCCGGCAAGATGCAATCTTCCACTTTTTTAGGTCGATATTTTTCTACCCATAATAAATGATCCATTCAAAACTCCCATAATATAATATACTACAAAAAAATTAAGCTGCGTTAATTTTTGCCAAAGCTTCATCATATGTTTCAGCAACATTTAAATTGCCGTTTAACATGTTAAGACATGTTACTAATTTTTCTCCATCAATTGCTTGGAAAAGCACAACAAAATGTTCCAAATTAACTGTAATTGGTGTGTTTGTGTTTGCGTCTACAAAAGTTACTAATTTCATATTACTCTCCTACGTTAGAATATTTTGGTTCAAATGCAATCCAATATTCAATACTATCTTTTGCATTTGAAAAATGGGCAATACCTTTGAAAGATACAGTAACTTCATAAGTTCCTGGAATCATTTTAAAGTTATCGGTACTGAATACTAGAGAAAACTTTTTACCGTCACCATCACCAAGCCTAATTGTATTGCTGTGTTGTGATGGGTCTTTGATATCACAACTTTCAATTTCGACATTTTCACCATCTGATTTAATTGTAACGTGTGGGTTATTTAATACTCTGGCGGTTTTCATTAACCACTCAAAGTATTCGGCACTTAATGTGAATTTAGAATCTTCAGTTGGTAAAACTGGAATTTTATTAGGTGTAGGAACAACTTGGTCTGGAGAGGACATTCTGTACTTAATAGATTTATTTGGACCAGATTTAAATACTACTTTTTCAGAATCAAATTCTAAATCGGCTTTATCAAATAAACCATGAACTTGTAAAAATTGGTTTAAATCGTGTATATTAAAATCTTGTGGAAATTCATCTTTTAAGACTGCTCTGGCAAGTACTGCTTTACTATCAGCAATTGTTGATAGTGTACTACCTTTTTTAAGAGTAATTGTTTTATTGATTGTTGAAAAGTTTTTCAAAATTCCAACTGTTTCATTTGATAGTTTCATCATTCACTTCTCCATTATTAAAAAAATCTATTGTATCATGTTCATACAAAAACATCAAGCAGCACATAGCATGTGCTAAGTGATTCTTACCAGTTTCTTGGTCATTCTGTTCACCTGATTTCCAAGCCCATAAATGCCTTTGCATTGCATCAAAGTATCTACGCTTGGCATCTGGTACTTTTTTCCAATTATCTGGTTCATACTTCTCTGCACCAAAAGTAAGAATCTCTACTGTTGCTGCTAATGCATGAGGAGGAACTAAACCATATTGCAATTTGCCTCCATCAAATTTACGACCTCCAGTATTGGCTTCTTGTGAGGCCTTAACCAAATCTTCAATAACAATTGAAGATTTCCTATCATCTATTTTTTCATAAGCATGAGCGGAACATGGAGGATTTTTATACATTGAAAAATTATTTTCTAACCAACCTTCAGGTGGTTCGTGTACAGAGTTTTCTCCGTTTTCAAACCTCATTACATTTCTCCAACCCAATTGGCAACAGCAGGCATATCTCCTTTAAAGTGATATGTTCCAATGTGTTCAGTTCTCATCCAAGGACATAACCAAATTTCACCACCAATGTTTCTCCACCATTGACAGAACATATAATCTTCAGACAAATAACGGTGTGAAACAGGATCAATTACAGTATCAAAATATGCATGAATATAACGTGACCCGTCAAAGTTTGCTTGACCTACGTGGTCAGGTTTGTAACGAAATTCTGGATATGCTTTTTCCCATCTAGGAAAAACTTCACGTTTAATCATCATAAAACCTGTACCAATTTCTAAAACTCTTAATGGTTCAGTTACATTAAAATTGTCTGTTCCTTTTACTGGATTAAAAACGAAATCGCCTGTAGTTTTTGATAACTCATCTTCAGAAATATCTGGTGTTTTTCTAGTTGCTGTTTTTACAGAGCGCCATTTAATTGCTTTCTTTGGATAAGGGGCGCCAATAATATCTTTGTTTAAAGCTAATAAAGCTATAACATCTTGTGGATTAAAACCAATATCAGAATCGATAAACAACATGTGTGTACAATCTGAACGATTTAAAAATTCATCGACAAGATAATTTCTTGCTCGTGTAATTAGGGACTCATTAAATAGAAATGAGAATTTAATGTTGATACCATACTGCATACAAAGACCTTGCAAATCCAAGCAAGATTTCATATACAATCCATGGTTTTGGCCACCGTACATTGGTGTGGCCACAAAAATACTTTTATTTTTTAATTCGTCTGATTTAATTGAAATTTCCATTTGGACTCCAAGATATAAAAAAATAGAGGGTATTGCCGATTGGCAAACCCTCCTGTTTAGCTATTAAGCTGTGAAAGAAAAACCAGAAGCTAAAGCTGCACGTACCATTGATTTGGTAGGAGTACCAAGACGATAGTAATTGATTTTACGACCATCTTTTAACTTGCGGCTATTAGTATAGATACAATGACCTTCTTTACGTAATTCTTCAATACGTGCAGAAACATTTTGAATGCCGAAACGGCGCTGTGCTTGCTTGACTGTAAAAGTGTTGTAACCACTTGTTTGTTTTAAGGCGACTAACATTTTGTCTTTAGCAGATAATTTCATAATAAAACTCCTATTCATAGTTAAAAATAAAACCTCGTATTGTTACGAAGTATTCACATCATATCATTATATATGTGTGTAAGTCAAGCATACGTGTGGTACACTTGATTATCTGCCAACCTGAGGCAGATATTTGGCCTTGGTTTGTTCCCAAGTCAAATAGATTAAATCATCATAAAACAATGATTCATATGAAACATTATTCTTTTTCTTCAACATGGATATTCGGCCTTTGGCATATTTTGTTTTCCATATTGTAGTCAAAGCTTCTTCACTTGTATCAAACATCTTTAATAATCTATCTTCTGTTATTTGTTTGCACAAATATTCATTCGTATTAAAATATAAAGGAGCAAAATAAATTCCACGTTGGTGTTCCGTTCTTGTTATATTTTTAGGTATACCGAGTTTAGGATATGCAAAGTGTAATGACCTATTTTTATGGTCACGTTTAAGTGGAAGTCCTTGTGTATTTTTTGCTTCCCACCATTCAAAATATTTTCTTGTATGATTCTCTTTCAACCAATCAAATATCATTTTTTTGGTTGTTTTTCTTGGTTCGAAAGCAACAGAACCAGAAGAAAAACCCATAGCATTCCAATGCTCAAGGCCATCATATTGCGAAAGCCCTCCAGTTTTTGTTTTTCCATAGAGTGACGTTGTAGTAACGCCAACAAGAGTGTCTCCATATTTTTCTTTCCAATCTTTTTGGACAGTATCAGATAAACATAAAAGTGCCAATAATTTACCACCCATGTAATTAAAACCAAGTGGTTGTAATGGAACAATAGTAGAACCAATTGCAGTATGGTTAATCATACCTTGTTGGGTTTTAACTTCTCTGGACCATCCAATTGCATTATCTCTTGGAGTTAAATCCAAGAAGTCAGAAGATATACAAATAACACCTAAGTATTTTTCAGTAACTTCATCAATAATTGTATAGAATAAATTACGCCCAATATTAGAATTATTTTTCATTGTTGACGAAAATGTTCTAATAGCATTCCACATTTCGGCTAAATCACCGTTAGATAAAACCAATTTAGGTTTTAAATTTTCATAATCATCAGGATTTTTTGGCATCCAAAAATTAGATTTAACTTGATTAACAATTTTTCTTTGTTCTGGATTTACCATGTGATATTCTATATCACCAAAAACAGTAAATTTTTCTTCTACTGGGTATCTTTCTTTTACTTCACACCATTTTTGATATAAAGTATATTCACGAACATCCATATTAGAAGCATAAGTTAAATCTTCAATGAGGTTTTGTTTTAAAATTTTTTCGTCAATATGTTTAAACTTTGAAGGTGGATTTTCTTCCACCCACTTATTCCATTGTTCTTCAACGAATTCTAAGGGAGTCGCCATATCTTTTAGTCAATTTCTTAAATAATTTTTTTCGTTTATCAAAACCAGATTTTAATGCCAAAGGTTTACATCTTTCAGTATACACGATTCCATTCATATGGTCAAGCTCATGCAAGAAACATCTTGCGGAAATACCAGAAAAGGTTGCTTTTTTATATTCTCCATTATAATCTTGGTATTCAACATCTATGGTTTCAGGTCTAGTAATATAAAGTGCGAGATAAGGAAAAGATAAACAACCTTCTGCCATGTGTACTGTAGAATCAGATTGGTATGTAATTTTTGGATTAAAGAAAGCTACATATTCATCATTATGTCCCATAACAAAAACACGATATGGATGTCCACATTGATTAGCAGATAAACCTAAACCTTTATTATTTTTACAAGTTTCTACCAAAGAAGATGCATACTCGGTAGGATTACATGGAGGATTTGTAAAATCAAAATCGGGTAAAACTTGTTTAAGTGCAGGGTGATTTTCTGGAACCAACTCCATAATTTTTGGTGCAAGTTTAACCTTAGTTGTTGGTTCAATCAAAGAATCTTTAGTATCAAAAACTATCACATCACTATTATCAACCAGTAATGCATCTTTTGTTGGACTAATTTTGTTAGTTGTGGTTGGCAAAGTCATTACTGATTTTGCTGTATCTATAACAATCACATCATTTTTATCACTCATTTTTCTATCCTACTAAAGTTGTTATGTTTCTCAAATTTAATTACACTTTTAAACTTATCAAATAGTTGGTCACCTTTATGTGAGATAACAAATACGTTTGTATCTTTATCCATATCATAAATTAGTTTTAAGAACTCATCTGTACCAACAGTATCTAAACTAGAATCAAAAACTTCATCTAATATTAATAGATTAGTATTGGTTGAATTTTTCATTTTGGCAATTTGGCGCCAAGTAAATAACAAAGCCAAATCAATACGCATCTTTTCACCTTCAGAAAAATTAGCGTATGCAAAATCATCACGGTGTCTGCTCTTAATTGTTTCTTCAAATGATTCGTTGATGTTGAAGTTGACAAAGAAGTCCATAGCTGTCAAATATTTGTTAATCAACTTGTTCATAATTGGCAAATACTGTTTGATGATTCTTGTTTTGATACCAGTATCTTTTAATAAGTTACCGGCATATTCTAAGTATTGTTTCTCGCTTGCTAATTCTTGTTGTTTAGCAACCAATACTCCAAGTTCTGTTCTAAGTTCTTTGAGTTTGGCATTTTCGGTTTCAATGTTCTCCCGTAAGGTAGATAAATCCTCAATTTCTTTTTGGAGTTTATCCAGGTATACATTGATTGCTAAAATGGTAGAATTGTGTTTGACGATTTCATTGTTGTGTTCTTGTATATGTGATACTATCTTTTGGATTTCTTCGATGCGTTCATTTGCCTTTTGGATTTTAACCTCGATATCTTTAAGTCCAACTCCGATTTCTCCTTTTGTTTTATTGATTCCACTAAGTTGGTTATGTCTGAAGGTGTCAGCGATACTTTGTTTGCAGGTTGGACAATCGTGGTTTTCTTCATAGAATTTATACTCCTTATCTAATTTTTTTAATCGGGATTCTAGTTTGGATTCCAATTGAACCAGTTGGTTCGCCTTTTTTTCTGTTGATAGTTTATCACTAATTTTTTTATTTAAAACATCAATGTGTTTTTGAATTAACTCAATGTCTTTGGCTATCTTAGTTACTTGTATGCCAGATTCTATTCTTTCTTTTTTCTTCTTTTCAATTTCAGCTTCATTGTGTTTCTTTGATTCTTCAATTGCTTCTTTTTGAAGTTTAATTTTTTCTGCCGTTAAATCTAAATCATATTTCGTTTTTAATGCCTCTGATTTATTGGCAGATATCTTCTCTTTAACAATGCCGTTCATTGATGAGAAGATACCAATATCTAATAAGTCCTCAATGATTGCTCTACGGTCACCAGGTGATAACTGCATGAACGGAACAAATGAGGCGGAACCCAAGATGACTACTTGCGTAAAAGACTTGTAATTTATTTTAAGAATAAACTTCTCTAAGTGGTCTTGGTAGTCTTTAGCTTTCGCATCTTGGTCCACTAAAACGCCGTTACAAAATACCTCAAACGTATTTGGCTTAATGCCACGAATTATTTTGTATTGTTTCTTGCCAATAGAAAACTCAATCTCTACTACGCCTTGTTGTTGATTGATAGAGTTTAATAGATTAGGTTTATTGATTTTGCGAAATGGTTTACCAAATAATCCAAAGCACAAGGCATCCAACATAGTGGATTTACCTGCACCGTTATTACCAATAACAAGTGTGTTTGGTGATTTGGTTAAGTCAAGTTCAGTAAAACTAGCACCA